ATCCGGATGATTACTTAATCTAGCTCTTTCTTTATCATCTAATGGGCCAGCTGACATACCTTCGAGTCCAGCTCCTTTTGGTCCTTTGTATTTTGTATGAATTACAACGCCCATTTTTGCCGCCTTAATTTTTGCTGCATCGGCTGAATCAGTAGGTGTTGAATACGTAATAGTGTTTGGCGTAAAACTATGACGACCACCAGAGGTTGTAATATCAGGCTTAGTATACATCATATCGCCTTGATATACATCTCCGGCCTTTGCGTTTTGTGGCATAATTTTAGGAAGATGTTCAAAAGCAGCATGCATTTTTTTAGCCAATCCTGGAGCATGCCCATAGTGTTTATCGATATCTTCGTGACTAAATGCAAGTTTTGGAGTTTTATTAAAAGCGCCTTTTGTTGCAACAAAAAACTGACCTGTTTGTGGATGATGACCAAATACTATAGAGGGCGCACCATCAAACTTTGTGGAAAAATGAGTCGCCGAATTTTTACCCAATAGTTTTTTATGAGCGTCGTCTAGAAAATCCGCTGCTCTAGCAACACCTTCATGACCGTCGTAAATAGCGTTATCTTCTAAGTGACGAAGATGTTCTAAGTGTAATGGTTTACCTTCAGTTTGTTTAACAGGAGCTTCTATTAAATAAGTTTTAAAATTAAGCATTATTGCGCTCCTTGTGCTTGCATATTTTGGGCATGTTCTTTGTCAGCTGGACCATAAAATTGAGCACCACCGTGTTCTCCAGTACTATTACCAAATATAGGATGAGTCTGTTGTTGTTTTAAAGCCGCTACTTGTTTTGTTGTTGGTTCAACAACTTTTTTATTTGATAAGGAGTTTACGTGTTTATTAAAAATTTCTCTAAATTTATTACCGTGTTCTTCTTTGGATAAATCCATATGATTGTTTGGATCTTCTTGAGATCTATTAGCGTATTCGTTGAATACAGAAGGTTTGGGTCTATGTTTAATTTGTATTTTTCCGGAACCTGAAGGTTCGACGGTCAATTGACCATCCAATTTATCTAAATCTTGATTAGAAAGATGAGATAAACCAACTTTACCTTGAAAATCGTTATCATCGCCTATAGTGTAAGTTGTGCCATGATTCATAGTATAGTTACCGTTAGAATCTTGAGCGTACCTATGAAGATGTAGAGAATTAGCGCCAAGGCCATTTAAATAATGTCTAGAAGTGCCTGAAGGAGCCTTAATCGAGAAACCTGAATTTAGATTTCCATCAGAATGATATTTGTTCATATGATCTATAATTGATAAACCGCTATCCGGATGAACGGCTTCATCGAATTTGGGGGCCATTTTACTTTTACCTTTGGCGTATTCCCATTTACCTGTTTTATCATTAAACTTGGCACTAATAGTTCCCATAGCTACCGCGCCTTTTTTACTTGCTTTTGATTCGCCTCTAAATATTGGTTTAGATTCGTCTTTTTTGACGGCTTTACCTTTAATAGAATTTTCCGAATTAGGATCACCAGCAACGAAATCCCAAGAATCACCCGTTGATCCAGCGGGTTTAAATCTAGGATCTATATTTTTTTGTAAAGTGTGTTCTAATTTAAACCCTTCAGCTGTTCTATTTTTAGCCGCGAGTTTTTCAGGTTTACCTAATTTGGATAACGGGATTGATCCATGTTTTTCGGTTTTTGCAAAAACGTTATTCCCGTCTATATGTAAACCAGTAACTTTGACGCGCGTTCCTTTTTTGTGAGCCCCAAAATCGGAAGCTAATTCGTGTGTTGAATTAGCTTCTTTATCATAAGCTGACCCATGATTATCTAAATCAGAATCTTTTTTATCTTTTTCGTTGAATATTTTAGAAAGATTTTCCGAAGAAGATTTTTTTTGTTCTGAAGATAGATAAGGAAATATGTATCTTTTGATGTGGCCTCGAGTTTTTATATTTCCTATATTAGAAGAAATAGGATCCCCGGCGCGTTCGGTCAAATATTCAGAAAAACTAATCATCAAACTTTCCTCGTAGTAATAGTTGTTTCCCCGGTTTTCGGGTTATGTTGTACATGATGAGCGTGAAACTCTACATCTTTATGTTTCTTTTTTAAAGACAACATAGCTTCTAAATTTTCCGCCGAATCGTCATACAAATGAACTCTTTTATAATTATGTTTAGCAATAGCGTCCGCTATAATTGTTTTCTTGGCCTCAGAGGCTTTTTTCTTTTCGTTAGGCGGATTACCCGATCTTCTAACGTGAACCTTACCGATATCGATACCAAACTTCATCATATGATGAGCAAATTTAGGCTGATCGTCTAAATCTTGGCGCGACGTTAGTATTTCTACTTTACGACCTTTATCTGACAATCCTTTCAATTTATTTATGACTTTCTTAATAGGTTTCGCTGATTTACCAAACACATCCGAAGATTTGAACTCACCAAAATCATATGAATGACCAGGAGGCAATTGATGAGTATTATATTCAGAACTCGTCAAGGTTCTAACTCTTTTGCCTGAAGAATCTTTGACGTGAACTCTAAGCTTGCTGTTATCGTGATGAACCAAAGTATCGTCTAGATCGTAATAATGAATTTCATGCTTTGGATTATTGGTTTCTTCAACAATAAAATCAGCGAAATCTTTAAACGTTATCATTATAATTCCTATATTAGATTATGGTTTATTTATAGTTTTTAGATAATAAAAAAGGCGAGCTTTTCAGCCCGCCTTTAATTAACGAAAATACGGTTAAGGGGAACCCCACCCATGTTTTCTTAACTATTCCGTGTCTCTTTATAGACTCTTGCCTCTTGCGACGTTGCGCAATACGTATTTTCGTTTGTATTATTTAGTCTTTCTTTTGTTTTTATTTTTCTTAATTTCAATTTTTTTCAGAAAAAAACTTGGAGTGAACCCATCGAATCCGCTACCAAGGTTGAGCTGACGCATAAATTTGCGACAACCTTCTTTGTTGTCGAAAGTTTTGATAATTTGTTCTGTTGCTGTTTCGAAAACCTGATGAACACCGTTATCAACCTTCATCTTATAATTCATGATTTCATCCTTTTTTCTCAGTTTATAGTATACTTTAGATTTTTATAAAAGTCAAGCAGATTTTAACGATTCGAATAAAAAATTTCCAAAGGCTTTTTCTTTTTAACGGCATAGTCGTGAGTATACCAAGTAATTGGTATATACCAAGTTCTGCCATTCTTTTGATGTTCTGTTTGGTATGGTACAACCATTAAAACGTCACAACTATCAACAATATTTCTATTTCTTTCAAAATAAGAGTATGGTGGTCGATATTCGTCCGATTTGTGAAATGCTCTAAGTTCAGATTTAATGGGCGGATGACAAACAATTTTACAACCCAATTGTTGAGCTATGTTAGCAACTTCAACATCAACTCCAACACAATCTCCATGATGAAGTTCAATGTTGCCAAGAAGATAAATCATACCTTCAAGATATTTTTTAACTTCTTTTAATTGTTTATCATCCATACCGGAACGAGTTCCAGTTACGCCTATTTTATGTATCACTTGACTAACTCTTCAATATGAACAGGTGTGTAATCACGAACTTCAACGCAACAATTTATATAACGTTTATCTTGCATAAGTCCTCTGTGGGCACCTTTATGAACGTGACCATGAAGATTATACTTACGTTTATACAATGCGCTTTCGTGCAAAGGAACGTGAGAAAGAATACAATCAAATTCCTTGAAATCTCTCCACATGAGTATTTTCTCAAAATTGTTTAGAAGATGTTCACTTTTTCCATTGTCATGATTGCCAAGGATCAATCTTTTTCTTCCGCGCAATCTAGAAAGCATTTGGTGACCTTTACCAAAATAAACGTCACCAAGATGATATACAATATCATTATCCTTAATCGTTTTGTTCCAACGTTCAACCATATACTCATTCATATGATGAACATCATGAAACTCACGTACAGGTCCGCCATCAAAACCTGTAAATTTAAGAATGTTTTCATGACCAAAGTGCGTATCACTTATTATATAAATGTCTCTCATTTAAACCCCGAAAATTTAGATCTATCAAATTTATTTTTTGGTTTAGAACGTTCGTAATCTTCCTCGCCAAATTTTGTATTATCCATTACTGGACCATCAAGAATATCTTCTTGCGCCGATTGTTCAACATCATACAACCTCATTTTAGATTTGTCGATACCCAAGACAAATCTCTTATTGAAGCTTGGATCTGAATACCGATTCTTAAGTTGTTTGACCATTATCTGATTGATCTGTTGAAGTTCTTCTGTCGAGATGAGAGCCGCCATGAAGTCAACCGTTGCCGGAAGACCTATCGATTCCGAAGTATCCGTCAGATCAATGTCTGAGTTATTATATCCGCTGCGATTAGTTTGAGTAGCCGATATTATCGGAACATTAAACTCAACTGCTAGTCCTCTTAGTTCTTCGGCGATCGCTTTAACGAGCGTATATGAATTGATCGACGCACTCATCTTGACTCTCGATGAAGCACATATATTAAGATAATCGATATACACTACGTCGGGAACAAAGTTCTTTTTAATCTTTAGTTCATTAAGAAGGTGTCGAAAATTAGCAGATCCCGCACACGCGGTCGGATATTCTTTGACGATAAGCTTTCCTTTCGTCTTTCCCTTCAGTCTAGTAATTTTCTTATCATACATATCTTTCGGTATAATCTTTAGTTCGTCGAGTGGAATGTCGAGAAGATTTGAGTCGATGCGTTCTGCGATTCGTTCTTCTGCCATCTCGAGTGTAATATACAAAACGTTGAGACCCTTAACTAAGTTGGCGGCGGCCATATGACACATAAACAAAGATTTTCCGACGCCGGTTGAAGCCATAAACACGTTGAGTGTCTTTCTAGCTAAGCCTCCCTGTGTAATCTTATTGAAATATTCTAGATCGAATGGGATCCTAACTTCTTTCGTATGATAGAATTCATAGCGTTCATTCGCGTCTTCAATGAAATCATGCCCAACGTGTGTATCAAATGATACGGCGAGCGCGTCTGATAAGATCTGCGGTATGGCCCCTTTAGAGGTTTTCCCATCACCGTCATCCAATATCCGAATGGATGACATGATCGCGTTGTAGATAGCCTTATCTTGACAGAACTTTTCCGTCTGGTCGCTGAGCCATTCAAGTTTTGTTTCTTTATCTTCCGCGAAGGCACTGATAATTTCCTTTGATTGGTTAAAAACTTCTTGATTGATTCCGTCTTTATTAGACAGGTCGATCGCCAAGGCTTCTTTGGATGGAAACGAGTTATACTTGTTAACGTATTCCTGAACGAGTTTAAAAATAATTTTATGTGATTGATCCGAAAAATATTCTTCCTTAAGAAAAGGAATAACTTTACGGGCGTACTGTTCGTTATAAATTAGATTAGAAAAGATTGTTGTTTCAATCATCAATGATCCCTGATATTAGTGAAATATCCCAATACATAATTTTCTGCAGCATCAGACACGTAATGAATAGAATTGTTTGGATAAGCTATTGAATGAATATACTTTTCTTTTTCAAAAAAGTCAATAGCGTAATAATCGTCGTCTATACGGTTAATTACAGCCTTCTTCAATTTATCGTCAGAGTAATACTCGTCAATGATTTTATTCGACATCTTCATTCTCCATTATAGCGCCAGTCGCCATCTTATACTTGTTTTCAATAAAATTAGAGAAGTCGGTTTCCTTAAAAAGAGTTGTCCAAAATTCTTTATTATCAACAATTTCACTGGCTCTAAATGAAGGAGTGCGAACTTCGCCTGTTACTCTGTCAACAGTCGCATACCAACCAACCTTTGGCTTTGTTATATAATTACCTTCTAAGGCCACATCGAGAAGGCCAGACCAACGGTTAATACCACCTTCAAAAGAAACGGTAATCGGTATCTTTGATTTTTCTTTGACAAATCTAGACTTTTCAACATTGATAACAAAATGATATCCTGCAATCTCATTTCCTTCTTTATCCTGCTGGCGGCCGAGAATCCAAATACTATCAGCGCCATAATAAGCACCAGTGTTATGTGAAATAATACCATTTTCTAATACATACTGTTGGTTATCGGCAACAGAAATATCGTAAACGGGTAATTTACCAACACTTTTAATTGATTTAATTTTCATCGTTTTTCCTTTTACATTTTTCATTATGCCACCTAATAATATTACCCTTTGTACTAGTAATACCACAATGTATGCAGGTTTCTTTTTTATCTGGTGTTATTTTTTTTACGTTAACCCATATAGATAAATCATAATTTATTAATTCATTTTTATCAATATAAATTTTTTCTAGTGTTAATTTATTTTGTAATGTAATAAATTTTCTATTTCTTTCTGATAATTTTTTCTTTTGGATTTCAGAAGATGGTCGTTTAGCAACTTCTGAAATCCATTGTTTTATTTGTTTTTCGGATTTATAATTTTTACCAGAATGTATTTCTGACAATTTTTGTTTAGTTTTATCCGTATGGGATTTTCCATAAAAATTATTCTTATTTCCTTTAAAATTTTCAGAAAGTATTTTATTTCTTTCCTTTTTACAATAATCAAATAGTCTAGAGTTTATTAGTCTTTTTTCTTGACCAACACCTATTCTACTCATGCAATACCAAGCGTGAACTAAACTAGAAGTTTTATATATTTTATAAAGCAACCAGTGAGCTAGATAATGTTGTTTTGCGGTTAATTTTATAAGATTATTTTTTTTGTTTGATCCACCCATACATTTTGGTACAATATGATGAGTTTCTTTGTACAAATCAGGTTTAGGGTTAAATAAAGCATCTTTAATTAAATTATCGTATATTTTTTTATAGTCCATAGTTATTCCTCCTATGGACTATTTATATTTTCTGAATCTTATTATGGCACTGATAAGAAATTCTTATCAAATAATTTATCAGTGACTTTAACCCAACCGGTTTCCGATAAAAATTTATGGTTTTCTGATACAATAACTTTATATCCATCTTCAAATTCCACCTCAAAGCATTCTGGTGTTCCATCAGAAAGCGTTTCTGGATTCCAAACATCAGTAACTTCTTTTGGTCCATCATTAGTTAAAACTTTATCTCCGATATTGATAGTTTCAATATTCTTCAAAGAACCATCAGCCATTTTAATTTTAGTTTCGGCGATAACACATCCACCACCAACAATCGCTTTAGGAAACATACCAATTTCCATGTAAGTATGATTGATCGCGACCATAGGAATATCTTTGAGTGAAAGATGGGGCGTAATCATACGAAACAATGATTTAAGTTGCTTTGCACGAGTCATATCGGCGACAGATTTTTCATTCAGCGCATCTTCAACTTCCTTTTTAGAAGCTAGATTACCGATCGAATCAATTAGAATCATTACATGATCGCCGCGTTCGATATTCTTTAATTGAGTCATTATATCAAACTTAAGTTCTTCAATATCCGTAATAGGTGTATGGACAACAGAATTAAGATCAATACCGAAAGTTTCAAAATAAGACTGAGGCGTACCGAACTCTGAATCGTAAAATAGAATTATACCATCTTTATATTTCTTAAGAAAAGCCGAAGCAAGTAGAAGCGAAAAGCCGGACTTGAAATGTTTAGAAGGACCGGCAAGCATTGTTAGGCCCGGAGTAATACCGCCATCAATAGAACCAGACAACGCAACGTTAATCATTGGAACTGTTGTTGGAATCATATCTTTCTTAGTGAAAATTTTACTATCAATTAGACTTGCTGTAAGATCTATCGTACTGTTTTTAATAAGTTTTTCTTTAAGTGACATTGTTTACCTCTTATTTACGTATTATTAGTATAACTTATGTTTTGCAAAATATCAACTGTTAATATAGCCGTCCATCTTCTTAATGAAGTCTTTAATTTTCTTTTCTCTATTGGGCCAAACAATCGTATCCTTTTCGGGATTCTTCATCAAATTATTAAGCAAAGGCATGATCATTTTACGTAACCCTTGAGCTTTGTCCTCGACATTTGATTTTATTTGGTTTTGCATTTCGTTACTATCGGAAAATGTAAACCCGAAATCGTCTTCAACTTCTTTATTTTCAATCATAGTTTTTCCTTTTAGCGGTTTGTCTTGATATGGGCAATTTCTTTTACCACAATCTTTTTTATCATCATCAAAACAAACAAAACAACCCCGATCGTGAATCATCCAAAAAAATCCTCCAACGTTGATCTTTGTTCTGCTTCCCAACCAATAACATCGGTTATAGACTTCAATGGTTCCAAAAACGATTTATTGAATTGCATATCACGATCTATATAATTATCAAGGTTAAATTGTTCGGGTAATAGATCAGAAGTCGCGATAACTGTGTCTTGAACGGGATTAGGTATCTTCAAATATGCAAATCTAATTTTATCTCCATCAGAAAGAGGAGGTATATTCGTAATATTATGCTTTTTGAGCATATTATTGAATAATAGAGCTCCCTTAACCTGAATTGGAGTTCCTTTCTTGTAGATATCAGCGGAATCTTTATACTTGTTTATTCCTTTCAATCCTCTTGGAAAAGCTACATCCTGAAACGGTAAAGAAGCAAATTCATTTCTAAATTCCTCAATGAATTTTTGTAGAGAAGCTTGATCCTCGTTCATTATTATACTAAGAGCTTTCTTAATATTTTCGCGGCAAGCATGTGGTGTTGAAGAACGAACAGCCTCGATACCAGACAATTTCAACTTGGGCTTATCATATTGAACGCCTTCAACATTCCAAGCGTTAAGAATATACATCTTCTTACCACGCCAAATACCTTTGTTGGCAATAGTTTCACGCTTCATCTGCATCTTCTGCTGATAAGCATTCATCATACCGGCAAGTTCGTCATAACAAGAGTCTAGGTATGGCTGAATCTTTTTCTCGCAAAAGAAATCTATCATTTTAACAATTTGTATTTCATCCGTTTCTCTTATATGGCCATTCAATCCTTTATAAACAGCATACTGGTCAACAAATTTTTCTAATGTAACATAGATAGAATCAGTATCAGAAGCGATAACGTAATCAACATTTTCAGTCTTACAAATCTTATTCATAAACTGATTCATCTTATTGATAATAAATTTAATTGTTAATTGACCTGACGAAGTAATAGATTCTGCATTATCAAAGTTAAACCAACGAAAATACACATTAGACAAGGCTCCATAAAAGCTGTTGAGTTGAATTTTTTTGGCCATTTGGAGATTATTATATCTAGAAACTAATTTTTCATCTTCCTTGCTTTTGGTTTTTTCATATCTTTTTTTAGTCTCAATCATCAATTTTTTATATTTCGACCTGTCATCGAACATTTTTTGCATAAGCGCCGTTGCAAAACCATGAGAATCATTTTTATATAAACAACCGTTTGCAGTCAAAGAATAACCTTCTATTTTTGGCGTCGTTTTATTTTTAAATATAAAAGAGTTATCATAAGATTCAGGTCGAATGTCATCTAACATTTTTTCCAGAGTATACAATTCTTCATCAGTTAAATTTTCTAAAATGTTCATTTCTCCACCTAATTGCTCTAGTTACATTAGAATTTATTCGACCATCTTTAGCGTAATAATTCTGTTTAGATAACCAATTATTAAATTCTTCTTCGCTCATATTGATATATTTGTATTTGGTCTTTTTTCTTTGTTCAGATATTTTTTCTAACTTTTCTTTTGAACATGGTGCAGATAATCTATTTTTGGGATAATTTATTTTCATACCCGTCTTTTCTTCTCTCTTTCAATCATTTCTTTTAATGTTTTTTTGTTTATCATTTTTTCGGGGCTAATATTATATTGTTGAATTAAACTTGGGTATAGAGATGTTAAATCAAAAGAAACAACCCACTTACTCAAACCAATCTTTGGTTCCTTGACGTATCCACCAACCAAACTATCAAAATTAGATTGTTTCTTGAACTGAGGAATAACAATACCTTGATCAAGTAGATAATTATGAATAATAACATCCCAAGGACGCACAGTTGTCATTGTATCATTGTAATTTACCTTGGCGTCATATGCCAAAGCCATTACTTGTTCAAGAAACTTCATTTTATCGTCAAGACGTTCAACCAGAACGCAGTCATGAATATTATATTCAATAAACTTTTGAAAGTCGTCTCTATAGAATGTTAGGAAGTTTTTATGTTCTGAGTGATCAATTTTCTTTTCGCCCAATTCAATCTGAGCAATATAATCGAGTTTATAAGATTCCTGATTACCAAATGTAAATTTACGATACAATTGATAATAATCAAGAACAGCTATGCCAGCGGGAGTGAAACTTTGATTTTCCTTACCACGAAATTCGACGGTCTTTTCATCAAGAATAAACCAAGGCGAAAGACGCTTCGCTTCCTTTTCATTGAACAGAACACGAATACGATTAACCAAATATGGAATGTCGAAAAATTCTATATTCCAACCAGTAACAATATCTAGGTCAAGAGACATCCAACAAGACAAAAACTTCTGAAGTAATTCGTGTTCGTCTTGACATTGAATATAGAAAGTTTTATTGTCCTTCGGAGTAAACTTACCACAACCAAAAACAAAGTTTTTATTATTAAATCTCACGGTTATGGCGGTGATTTCTTTGTCCGCTTTTTGAATATCAGGAAATCCTTCATCAGCGGCGCACTCGATATCAAGAATGCCAATCTTAACCAGATTAGGATCGTAATCAATATCACCTTTGAACGTGTCGTAGATGAAAGTATAAACGAATGAATTAAGCCCGTATATTTCCATATTCGCTACATCTTCATAACGATTAACGAAATCACGAGCATCTGAAATATCATCGAACATCATCTTCTCAACGGGTCTACCATCAAGAGTTTTATATTTACCATTACTTTTTTGAATAAACATATAAGGTTTGTAGTTGACGACTTCTTTAACTCTCAAGCCTTTATCATAACCTTGGTAATAAATTCTATTACCGCGCTGAAAAACACTAGTGTAAAACATCAAATCTCCTTTTGCAATCCGGCCAAAATTAGCCCACAGATGCTAATAATATAGTATACTATAGATTATGTATTAGTCAACTACTATTTTATGTTGTGACTAGTCTGATCCGCGTAAGGGTCATAATTAACATCAGGATACCAAGTACCAGCAAACAATGCATTCTGACGAAATACAGGAATACGTTGCACGTGGTCCCAATCATGAAATGAATGATGTTCAGCCGGTGTTCCCCAATCAATTCCAGAAATTAATCCAACCTTACGACACATTTGTTGAAGAAATGTATAATGTTCACCGTTTGGATCAAATTTACCATTAATAAGCAATTGTAGATCAACGGCCACACCATATCCGTGACAACCCACCTTTTTAAGTTGTGTTGCGCCATTTCTATAACATTCTCCCTGTCTGGCTTGTGATCTAAACGTTTCACCAACTATTAATTCGTGACCAGCTTCATGAGCCAGAACAATAAGTTTAGCAACAGCAACTCTTGTTCCTGGCTCAAGTAAAGAAATATCTTTAATTATGGCTGTAGAATTAAATCTTGGATCTTTTTTGATAACATCGGCGTAAAATGACATAACAATCTCCTAGTAAAAATCTAAGAGTATTTATTCATTTTCCTTCATCATTGATTTATGAACGATATGATAAATTTCATATCTATTAATACCCATATCAGCCAATTCTCTATCAGATAGATTATTAAGTTCAGATATGGCTCTATTAAATCTTACTATCTTTAATAAGTTTTCTACTATGTAATTAAAATAATTATAGAACATTTGTTTTCCTTTCAAACGCAAAAAAGGGAGGGTTTGCCACCCTCCCAGAAGTAATATGTAATATTCAATCATTTTTCGATTGGAATATTCATAAGTTTCTTTGCTTCAATCATTGCGTCCAATGTAATTTGAAGCATACCGTTAATATACTTTGCATTATTAACAGTAACGTTGTCGTTCAACGTAAACTTACGTTCAAAAGGCTTTTCGGAAATGCCCTTGTAAAGATAATCATCGGTTTTCTTATCATCTTGGTTCAATTTACCTTTGACAATAAGCTGATTGTCTTCAAGAGTAACACTTAGTGCACTTTCAGGGAAACCAGCAACAGCGATTTCAATTTCGTACTTTTTTTCTGAAAGTTTCTTAATGTTGTATGGGGGATAACTTGTTGATATTGTATTCGCAATATCCTTATGAACCTTTTGTAGTGTGTCAAAAAGACGATCAGAACCTACAAAATATTTGTCCATATCAACGAATTTAAAATTAGTCCATGGGTTAGTCATATTTTTCTCCTTTTCAGCAAGATTAAATTTTTATGGACCCTCTCAGCATCCACATATTATATAGGTTACATTAATGAATTTTCAACCCATCAATGCAACTTTTTTCCATATGTTTCCTTACAAAAACAATAAAGAAGCATCTTATCATAATCATAAAGGAACATAGGTGTAAGATTGGCTGCTCTATACTCTTCAGATGTAGCCAACATTCTTTGAAATGAACTATTAGCTCCTGAATATTCAGCGGCTTTCGTTACAACGTATTCAGGAACTTCGATTAACTTGTTGTCACTCAAGTCCAAAGACCTCCGTAATATTTACCGAAGAGCCTAAAGCCATTGTTGGCGCGATTATTTAACTCTTCGTATTTTTCTTTATTAAAGAAATTAGTTTCGTGATCATAATACTGATCACAGAAATCTTCATCAAGAACAGTTGAAAATGCATAAATCATTTCATCAACAACCCATTCCCAACGCCGATGATATAAATCATCAAAATCCGATTCGTTTTCTATTGGTTCCGCTAGCGGAACGCGTGGTTTCGCTGCGGTTGAGCGAAGATTCTCCGGAACATCTTCATCATCAACAAATCCAGAACTATGTTTATTATCACGAATATTAACAAGAATGGGATGAATGATCAAAGCCATAGTATGATCAGCATTCCAAATATCATAATCGTCGATACGTATCTTGATCTTACGTTTTCTTTTTGAATAAATTTGGTTTAAAAACTTATTAACCCAAGTTTCGGCCAACCAATCGCCTATATCGTCGCATTTCTGCGCCGAAACTCCAACATATTTAAGAAGGTCCACGATCTGATAAGGACCCCAAAAATTCTTATAAGGACCAATATTCACTTTCATAACAAAAACCTTTCTTAAGGAATTATAACTTTACGATCCGGATTAACAGGAGCAATTGTTCTTATGGTCCAGAAGTCTGAACATAGATTTGGATCGGTAATATAATCATAAGGAAAATAACAATAACCTTTATCACCCCAATCTTTGGACCAACTATTTAAAACTGTAAATTTTCTTGTATTATCATCATAACCAACGATAAGAATAGCATGACCGCCAGCCGATCTTGAGTTAGGAGTTGGCATTGGTACAATACCCGTTCTAGCCACTTCGTCTCCTTCAAATTCCTGAAAGATATTAGCACCAAATACAACTGGATAACCTTCATGAAGGCACATCTTTATTTCATTTTCGGTTTGTTCAACAGTCATGTATTGGCTTGCTTCATCTTGTATAGCGTCTTTATAAGATTGTTCTGTTGGTTTATCTTTAAACTTACTTTCAACATAAGGCCAATCAGTTTCAATAGGAGCGCCATATGTTCCTAATACTTTAGCACCGTCTCTTATTTCAGCACCAGCATCTTCATCAACAGTGCCTTCCATTAATCTTTCATTATAATAAACAAAGAGCCTTGATAATTCCATATCAGGTAAGCCCTGTTTAATTCTTGCAATTCTGTGTGCCATTGTTAAAGCCTGAGCAGTACAAGAACCTAATTCGCCTTGATCCAAAACTTCCGGAATAATAGGTCTTAGATCGACTGATGAAGGTAGAGACTTATAGACAACAGGATTAACTGTTTTAAGTCTAAAGTCTCTACTGTCTGGTTTAGATGGTTTCCAACCGTAATTTCTAGTAACCATAGTGGTACTCCTTTAAAAAGAACTACCACTATTTATTTAATATTTACTTCGTCAAAGAATAATAGAATGACTGTAGATCAGGCGGCAAACGAGAATTATCGTAAACCGAGAAACGATGAATTGTAATAGCCTTCAAAGCAGCCTTCTGTTCATCATTCGCTTTTCAGCAAATTCAGTAATTGCTGGCATTCCAACAGCCATATTGCTCTGTTGAGAAAGTTGTTCCTGCTGACGCTTTTGAACCTGATCGGAACTAGATTGTGAAGGATCACAACCAGCCAAACCAAAAGCAAGAGCAACACTAGACATAATCAAAATCTTATTCATTCACTTCACCTTTCGATTAGCTCTTAACCAAACTTCTACTTGTAGTACGTTTATACATGAAATAATAAGTTCTGATATAAATTTACGATGTGAATCAAGGTAAACAGAACTATACTTTTCATAAAATATATGAAAAAAATAAGCTCTTGTATCGAGTATTAGAGTTTGTTTCACATTACTAACATTGTACAAGAGCTTATCATTATTCATATCAATTAATCTTCAACGCGACGGAAGCCCTCCGGAGTATACTCGCGCTGGCGACGAACATGATAAGTTCCCTTATCGAACAAAATAGGCTCATGAGTGTCAGTCGAACGAAGATGTTCGAGAGTAGTAGGCTCATTGACAACCAAGAGGCAATCCATGATCGAATCAGGCAGACGATACATGGTAACCGTATCAGCATCCATTACGTGATGGTGGCCGGTTTCGGAATGAGTGACAATGTTCTTACCGTTTTCAGGATCAACCTTGATCACATCAGCAGGGAGGGAATCGACACGACGAATGTAGATATCACCCTGAGCACAAACATTCTTAAAAGTACGCATTATAAGTTCTCCTTTTTAGGTACGTTTACATTATATACTTAGTTTGATTAAAAGTCAAGTACGAATTTCCGGAGGAATAAAGCTCTTTTTATCCATTCCCCAAGTCCAAGCTTGTGCCTCAAGCGCAGTCTTCATTTCCGGAGGAACCGGAAGAGCAAACTCACGCTTGGTGCCGCAAAGAACATGAAGGAACTTTTCCTTGCCAATGTCCGGAATGTTGACCTCAATCAATTCACCAATTTCAGGATCGCCGTCCTTGTCGATAACCTTACCCTTCAACTGACGAATAACGTTAGCCCAACCAAGGATTTCCATCGCACAACGACGCTGCTCGATGTTGGCCCACTTGATGGCAATCGTCGGAGTCAGGCTAGCCTTATCCTCAATCCATTCAGAAGGAACGTGAACGCCATGCCAGCAATAGACCGAGAAACCATCACGATAACGGATCGAAGGACCGTCTTCACAATGCAAACGGTTTTCGTTGTCACGCTTGAGAATTTCAGGACGATCAGTGATGATAGCAATGTCCTTATACGCCCAAAACCAACCAGCGGACTTGGTAACACGAGTCAGAGGCTCAAGCTTCTTCGTACAATCAAGACCACAAACACGATCAAAGAAGTTGTAGAAAGAAATCCAACCAGCGTCATGCTGACCATAACCGGAAGCGTGGATATAGTTCTTAACAGTCTTCTTCTCTTTAAGAACTTCAACTTCGGCGTTAACAGCTTCGGTAAATTCCTTGGGCTCAAGGTTACCATACTTCTTCATGAACTTCTTGTCATTAAGAACATTGGCAGCGATACAGCCCTCGTAAGGCGAAGCAAAATGGAAGATGATCTTCGGCGGATCAAGACCGACAACAACATAAGCGTCGTTCAGACCTTCATCAGCAGTCTTCCAATCGGCGGGTTCAGTAGACAATCCGTAAGCGATAAACTCGTCACGAATAACAGGAATCATGGCTTCCTGCTCAGGCGTAAGCTTCTCAATCTTGTCAGTCATATTTTAGTTCTCTTTCACAGTTTCAATAATAAGATTATAGCTCGGGTTCATTTTAAAGTCAACTGATATTAGATCACTCGAAACACTCCTGATCGTAAACAGGACGACCAAAGCGATCATAACCGATCAGACATTCGACTGGCGGTCGCTGGTTATTAAGAATAATTGCCCCAACGATACCAAGGCCAAGTAGACCGGCACCGATACCAAGGTTACGACCGTAATGACGATCAAATTGGCGACCAACCGGATGACCAACTCTTGGACCAAAGTGATGACCAGCATAAGAAGGCGAAATAGTGGCAAAAATAATTGCCGATGCGATAAGAATATTTTTCATTTATTGACCCCCGAACAAGACCCAGTGAAAAAGCGAAATTCCTAGAAACATAAGAAAAATTATCGCCATAGTTGTCGGAACCGCCCAAGCATAACTAAAAAAGTTATTCACGGGGTCTTCTCTATCTTGTTCATCTAAAAAAATAGTATATATAAATTTATGAACAAAATAGTAAACAACGAACGGAACACAAGCAATAACAGCCCTAACAAGAATGTCCATTATCAAACCCTCTCAAACAAGAATACACGAAATTCAGTATTGGTCAACCAGTAACCAACTTCCCAAAGATTGCTCAGAACATTATAACGCTTGATCATTATTCTTCTGCTATGCTCGAACCACAGTCGGTGTTCCCACAACAGTTACGCCATTCTTTGAAGTCCCACGAATCTGACGTGCAAACTCAACCGCCTCAAGAAAGCTATCAAACGTAGACTTACGCTCGATAATCAATCCATAAAGCGAAGGTGTATTAACGTCAAGATGTTTGACGGTATAGAGTACCTTGTGTTTATCTTTCATGTCAGACTCCTTTTATTTTATAATGATACCTTATTCATTTTTTAAAGTCAATCGAAAAATGCTCTAAAGAAAATAAAAACAAAAATGACAATAGGCAACCAGAAGATATATAAAAGAGCCTTTACGTCATCCTTGTTCATCCTTCTTACCTTTTCTAGTATAAGAGCCTTTTCCCTTTTTGCTCTTGACGATCCTTTGTTTATATAGGCCAGAAGCAAGAACTTTGGCCATAGGATTATGTTTATGCATCGACCTACTCTCCGACCTACGTTGTTACCTACAGAATATCAACCACTCGACCGCTCTGATCAACGGCGCGAACACGATAATTAGGATACCTTGAAGACAATTGCTTCATTGCCTGGACAATATACATAGAATTGTTCAGCGTCGTCTGATAGGTTACCCAATTACCAGTACCTTGCTGCAGTTGAATATTGATCATGATTCATTTCCATGATGTTGAAGTTTATCCAAACATTCTTGTTTAGTCTTAAATGGTCCTACTATCATTACGATATGACCGTCAACAGACTCCAAACCAAACCACATACCCCAAGTACTTGGGCTGTTATCATCAAAATCTTGCCATGTTCTTATCATGACCTATCTCCTGACCTAGCTATAGACCTACTGTTCGTTAACAGAAAGATGAGCGAAGCAATCAGAAACTCGCTCATCACCATCAAAATAGAACACCCAATCACCAAGCTCTTGTCGGTATTCCTTATTGATATACTCAAAACCACCGTAATACTGAAGAGTACGATCGTTGCTCATTTCAACTACAATCGTTGTACGATCTTCATCAACGTACAAACAATAACCAGCTCTTGGTCGCAATCCAAGATCAGAAGCCTTGACATGATCAAGCTTTTGAACGTACCTCGAAACCTTATCGTTTATTGCTTCGACGAAATCGTAACCAGCCAACATGATTGTTTTCCTTTATTTCACAGACCACATAGTGATTATACCGGAGTTATTTTTAAAAGTCAAGCGGCTGACCGAAGAAATTCTCATATTCCTCGTCGGTCATGAGCTTTTCGCAATACATCCAGAGATCACCATCCTGCCAAAGGTTCCAACGATTACCTTTGCTGTCGACAAAGTAAATAGAATTCGTCACCGAATCCCAGGATTCCCAATACCATTCCGCATCGGGTCCCTCTAGAAGAGTTTCAATATCCGAGGGATTATAACCTTCCCAGGACTTACCAGCGTTAACAATTTCAGCGAAATCGCGAGGGATATAGACGCCACGATTATCAGAGAGGATAAGTTCGATACCAGACATTTGTTTGCTCCTTCATTTCAACTTATAACTCATTATAGCGCTGATTTGTTTTAAAAACAAATTCAAAATTTGCGATGGCGAACAATGTCCCATTTCACAACAGACCAAGAACCATCATCACGCTCATCAACGATTACGTGAGCAACGTTGCCTTTCACAAGAGCCAAGCGCGTCTCGCCAAGAGGGCCGACATAAATCTTATGTGGGAATACTACGTTGCGTCCGCCATGAGCAGGCGGAGAAAGAATCATCTCATCGGCAGCAGCGTAATCAAAAACTTTTCCACAAGTTTTCTCTATGAAGTAGCCAAGAGTCTTTTCGACGGCAGGCGCATTAGCCATTTTAGTTCTCCTTCAACCAACCTTATAAATCATTATAACGCGGAAAAGTTTTAAAAACAAGCGCCTCAATTGACGGAAGAAAAAAGTGAAATACGGTATTTGACGTAAAAATTAAGTGAAATACGCCGCTTGTTTTTAAAACCATATGAGGGTATTATTGGTTATAAGGTTGATAAGGGAAACGAAATGATCAACGTCGAAAAGGAATTCGCGTTCCTAGATCTCGCCACCGACATTCTCAAATACACGCGCTCGGAAAGAGCCTTTATTCGCGAATGGATCAATAAGGGACACGAATTCAGCGGTAGAATTTGGGAAGAGCTCATCGAAAAGCTCGCTCGCACCAAGTTTAATGACACAGCCCACATGGATTTCACTGATGGGACTGAGGCCAAGACTGCGAGCACTCGGCTTTATAAAAAGAAAGAAGGGTCTACCGGAATTGTTGGCCAGATAACCAATGTGGCCGGCAAGACCGGATACATTCGCGTCGCTTGCTATAACAACCATAGCAAGAAGATTGACTTCTTTGTTCTTCCTCCAAACCACGACGTAACTATTCGTTTCACTAAAAGTCAAGGTAATAAAGGCTGCATACAGTTTTCTTATAGTAGAAAAGATGACACTTATTCGGCTAACCTTGAGAAATATC